GATGTTTTGAATGATAACTACGAACACTTCCATGAAAGTTATCAACTATGCCACGCAAGTGATATATTAGATTACTTGGATAAAAAAGTATTACATAAATTTGACGCAAAAAAAGATTGTGCAGGTTGTGTATTTACAAATAATGTTAATCAATTAGATGACTTTATAATGGGCAAACTAAATAGATTTGCTGAATTTGGAGAACCTTTAGAACATGAAAACTTTATTTAACCCATCAGAATATTTTAACGAAGACTATTACGAAAGAGGGGCAGAGACTGGCAAGTCTCTATACTCACATTACAGGTGGATGCCTGAACTAACAATACCAATGGCACATCATATCGCTAAAGATATGGACTTAGATGATAATGAAAAAGTATTAGACTTTGGTTGTGCGAAAGGTTTTACTGTCAAAGCATTACGATTACTAGGTTACAAGGCATACGGTGTTGATGTTTCTGAATATGCGATAAGTCAAATAGAAGAAGGCACTAGAAAGTGGTGTGGTGTAATAAAACCACAAGAACCATTAGTCTGTGCTGAGTTTGGGTATGATTGGATATTATGTAAAGATATATTAGAACATATACCGTATGATAAAATAGATGAACAACTAAAAGTATTATGTAATGGTGGTAAAAGAGTAATGGCGATGATACCACTTGGTGATGGTAAAAAATATATTATAGATAGTTACGAATTAGATAAATCACATTTTATAAGAGAAGATGTACATTGGTGGCAAGATAGATTTGAAAAAGCAGGATTTGATATTGACATGTTAACTAATTGTATGGGTCCATATAAAAAGAATTGGCAGTTTGAACCAGAAGGTAATTGTTTGATTATAGCAAGTAGGAGTGAAGAATGAGAGAAAAAGTAAATCATATTGTAAATTGGATTGCAGAATATTCAGGTAGAGCAAAACTAAAAACTTTAGTTGTAGGTGTATCTGGTGGTATAGATAGTGCCGTTGTATCTACTTTATGTGCTGAGAGTGGTATAAGAACGATACCAATTGTTATGACTATTCGTAACAAAGATATTCTGGCACTAGAACATGTGTGGTGGTTAGAAGAAAAGTATGGCCACAATGTAAGTCGTAGAGTTGTAAATTTAGAAAAGATATTTACAGAAATAGAAAATGCAAGTAAGTATATTGGTGCAGATAATGAATTAGCATTTGCTAATACCCGCAGTAGATTAAGAATGTTAATGTTATATCAAATGGCACAAAGTGAAAAAGGTTTAGTCGTAGGTACAGGTAACAAAGTAGAAGACTTTGGTGTAGGTTTCTATACAAAGTATGGTGATGGTGGTGTAGATATATCACCAATAGCAGATTGTTTAAAAACTGAAGTATGGAAAATGGCAGACTATTTAGGCATAAGTAAAGATATCATAGACGCACCACCAACAGATGGTCTATGGGAAGATAATCGTACAGACGAAGATCAATTAGGTTTATCATATGAACAATTAGAAAGAGCCATGAAGGCAGACGAGAGTGGTGAAATAATTGTAGATAATAACTTGATAAGTATAGTAGAAAAGTTTAGAACAATAAGGGCACAGAATAAACACAAAATGTCTATGCCGCCCGTTTGTAGTATGGAGAAGTTTAGATGAAAAGATTAGATGTAGGTTTTGTTGGGTTAGGCAAACTAGGTAAGATTGCCGCAGAGACCATAAATGAATATCATGTTGTATTTGGTTATGATATAAACCCAGAGATAGAAGGTGAGTTTTTTAAAACAAATAGTATAGAGGAATGTGTAAAGGGTAGAGACATTGTTTTAGTTGCAGTACAAACACCGCATGATGATAGATACGATGGTAGAGAACCAACAAGTCATTTACCACCTAAAGACTTTGATTATGAACATATCAAAAATGCAGTTGCAGAAATAGATAAACATGTTGATGAAAATACTTTAATTTCAGTAATATCAACAATGTTACCTGGCACAGTAAGGCGTGAGATTGCACCATTAGTAAAGAATGGTAGATTTATTTACAATCCATATTTGATTGCACAAGGTACCGTACAGCATGATATGAAGAATCCAGAAATGATTATGATTGGTACACATGATGGTGCAGAAAATGATGATGTAAAATTATTATATGATTTATATGATCCAATGATACCAGATAATACAAGATATGAAGTTGGCACATGGGAAGAAATAGAGGCAGTAAAAGTTTTCTATAATACTTTCATAAGTGCTAAATTAAGTTTAGTGAACATGATACAAGATGTGGCGATGAACATAGGGCATATGGATGCCACAGTTGTGGCGCAGGCACTTGCAAATAGTAAGATGAGAATTATGGGACCTAGTTATATGAAACCTGGGTTTGGTGATGGTGGTGGTTGCCACCCTAGAGATAATATTGCCTTACGAGTTATGAATGACAAGTATAATTTAGGTTATGACTTGTTTGATAGTATTATGAAAGCAAGAGAAGAACAGGCCGCAAACATGGCACGATATTGTATAAAGTTTGATAAAGATATTGTCATACTTGGTTCATCATTCAAACCAGGACTAAACAAACAAACAGAAGGTAGTCCATCTATGTTAGTTGGTTGGTACTGTGAAAAACTAAATTCATATTACAAAGTACATTATATAGATAAAGAAGATAAAGCGCCAAATGATAAACCATACACATATCTTGTACATGATAAAGACCTGGCACCTAAAATATTTCCAGAGGGTTCTGTTATCATAGACCCACAAAGAAAATTTCAACCTAATGATGAAGAACAAGGCACTATGAATTGTAGAGTATATCATTATGGTAACAGTAGACACGGTGAAGCAGGTAGTGTTACAGAACCAGAGTTAGAAAAACTTAACCCATGAAGTATCTATTTGGTTTTCCGTATTACATCTATACGATAGACCCAAAGAGTTATGACAAAGAACAAATATCCACAGACATACTCCGCAACTATCATGTCAACCCTAATCGTAACAACTGGGATAACAAATCATACATGGATTCTAAACTACATCATAGTAATAGTGATAGAGGCAATCCGCACTTTAAAGAGATTAATTATTCGAAGTTGATAAGGCAATACCAAATGTTGTTTGGTAGTTTTCTTAAAGAGTTAGATTTACCAAACGCAGAGGCAGACTTTACGATTACAAACTATACGGCGATGAGAACAGGTCAATATATGAGAAAACATAATCATATAGGTGATTGTGATTTTACCTGTGTACATTACTTTAGTTTCAATCCAAAAGAACACCCATCAACTACATTCTACAATCCTAATAATGGTGCAACATCAATAAGATACCTACGACCTAATCATTATAATAAATTAAATATTACAAAACCAGAACATAGTTTTAGACTACCATACTTTCAATTACCTGCTAAAGAAGATGAGATACACATAATGCCTAGTGAGATAGAACATGAAGTACCACCATTCAATTCTGATGAGTTACGAGTAACAATCGTTGTAAACTTATCAATAAAATAATTATTAAACTTTTATTACACTTATATTTCAAGTAATATATATTGTTGAATAACCAAATACAGGAGTTAACATGTTCAAGTTTATTCTAGCGGCATTAGTATTCATTTCATTTAGTGCTAACGCCAGAGATTATATTTCAGTTGTGGGTTCTTCCACAGTTTATCCATTCGCAACATTAGTAGCAGAAAAATTAGCAAGTGAAGGTACAATCAAATCACCTATCATTGAATCCACAGGTTCAGGTGGCGGTCATAAATTATTTTGTGCCGGCATAGGTGTTGAACACCCAGACATTACTAATTCAAGTAGGGCACAAAAAGCAAAAGAATTTAAATTATGCCAAGAAAATGGTGTAACAGATATTATTGAAATCATTGTAGGTAACGATGGTATCGCATTTGCTTATAATAATGAATATGAGTGGAAATACACAAACGGTGCTACCATGAAAGGTGGTATCAATTTAACAAAAGAACAAATCTGGCAAGCAATGGCTAGAGATAATAAGAACGCACCAAAGACTTGGTATGAGATTGATAAATCTTTACCTAAGGTAGAAATACAAATCATGGCGCCACCACCAACATCAGGAACAAGAGACGCTTTTGATTCCTTAGTGATGAAAAAAGGTTGTGTAAAAGACATGTTAGTAGAAGGTGGTGAGTGTAAAAATTATAGAGAAGACGGTCATGTAGTAGAGGGTGGTGAGAATGATGAATTATATGTAGAGTATGTTCATTCTAATCCAGGTGCCTTTGGTATCTTTGGTTATTCATTCTTAGCAAACAATCAGGACAAGATTGCCGCTTCTAAAATAAACGGAGTAGAGATTGGTTTAGATACAATACAATCATATGAATATCCAATCGCAAGACCATTATTCTTCTATGTTAAGAAACAACATGTTGGTATAATACCAGGTATTGAAACATACATGGCAGAATTTATTTCTGAGGAAGCAGTTGAGGGTTATCTGGCAGAGGCAGGTCTAGTACCACTAGATGAGGCCACTACTGAACAAATGAAATCAACAGTTGAAAACCTAGAAACTTACTCACAATAACTAGAACAATACTAGAACAAAGAGGGGTGTTGCAAAAATACAACACCCCTTTTTTATTAAGTTATTGAAAAATAACGATTTTAATTTCACTTTTTTTTAATTTTTTTGTTGACTTTCGTGGTTTTTCCATGTATAACAGTATCATTATGAAAAAAATTATATTATTTTATTTAATCTTCGCACTACTAATCTGGTATGGTTTCTACCAGTGGAATGAACAACTTGCATTGGCGGCTGTCTAATGTTTCATTTAATTTATACTAGATCAAATACTGAATACGATAGTGGTAATAACTTTGAGAGTAACTATACCCTTTATAGAAATATACCATATTCTGAATTATCTAAATTTTTAGAAATGCAGAAAGATCCAGAATTGTTAAAAGAATGTGATACCAAGTATTTTGATTATCAACAAGAGAAAGGTATTTCTGATAGATGTTTTCATACAGAAATTTCTATTGTAGATGACGACCAATACTTCAAAACATACAAAGAAGTATACCGTTCATCTTATAATGGTCCTTCTGGGTTGATACCTGAAGATGAAGACTACTTCATGGACTACGGTCAAAAATCTAACTTCATGTTAATACATGATTATGACAAAGACTATACCTGGTACGGTAAAGATTGGACTCAGGAAATGATAAATGCTGAGTACGAAAGACGAGAAAATCAACAAAAATTAACACTTGACAAATAAAACAAAACCTGATATAATAACACTATGGCATTAATCTATACTCACAATTCAAGTCCAAGACGATACAAAAAAGTTGTAAAGTCAAAGTCTTGGTACAAAGCAAAAGAAGAACAAAACAAGTTATTACGATCTATGGGTATTGACCCTAATCGTAGATTGAGACAACCCCGAGTAGTAGTACCATTAGACCAAGTTGGTAAGTTACAAACATTTTCAAACAACATCAAAGTTGAAAATGCACCTACTTATAAGTCTAGTGGTACTAAACCAGTTTCTAATGAAAAGTTAGAGGTAAGTAAACAATATACGATTGCACCTGCTTACAACAAAGGGCCATCTATGGTAGTTGGTCGTAAAGATATAAAAGATATAGGTCGATAATTATGGCAACTAAAAAACAAATACTTGAAAATACACTATCAATGCCTGATATAATCAAAGAGTTTAACTCTTATAAAACTGATGAACGCAAGGCAAGTTTCTTATTAGAAATGAAAGGGTTAAATTTACCATACAAAGTTGATTGGCAAAGTTTAGCAGACAGTTGGTTAGGTAACAAAGCATGGCCAGAAAAAACAAAACAAGATGATGATGAAGATTGGTGGGAAAAAGAAAAGACCGTCAATGAAAAAATATTATCTGACGATATTGAACCTATACAAGGACAAGACGATAAACCACTCACAAAAGATGAAGTTGAAAGTCTAATATAATATGAGAAATATAATCTTAATGACCATAGCATTTGTATTTTTTCTTATAGTAATGTCTGTATATTCTATATCAAACCAAGCGTATGGTTACAATATAAATAGTAAAGAGAAAAATTATGTACAAAGTATTTACTAAACCTAATTGTCAATTTTGCGTGAGGGCTAAAGAGTTATTAGATAAACTCAATATCCCTTACGAAACTTATCACTTAGGTAATACAATTGAAGGTGGTGACGGAGACTATACCGTCACTATCGACCAAATGTTTGAAATGATTGGCAAACCTGTAAGAAGTATGCCTCAGATAATGGTAGACGATAAACTCATAGGTGGATTTACAGACCTAAGAGAATACTTAATTAACGAAGGTAAAATTAATTTCGCAGGCGAAAAACTATGACGGCAAAAGTATATGCATTCCCTAGTGGTGAAGAGATTAAAACTAATATAAAATCTAAACAGAAAAAGATATTAGACATACAATCTAAACAATATGCGGATTCACTAACTGACGATTTAGTGATACAAGTTATTGGTTCATTACAAAACGAGGGATTAAATATTGGAAAGGCTCATGGGGATAAAACATTTTTAGATGTTGGTATATTCCTAGAAGCATTCCGTGCCATGATTTATAGAGAGTTAGATATATCACACCCTTTCCATGATATTACAAACAATCTAATGTATGTAGAAAATGCAGGTAAGAAAAGATATAGTGTGGCTAATTATTCTGGTACAGAAATAGTTACAAACACAAAAGAACTAACAGAAAATGATATTGAATTTGAAAGCGAGATTGACCTAAATGATTCTGATTGATTATTCACAATTAGCAATTGCTAATATTGTGATTGCACTAAAACAAGAACAAAAATTACCTACACCAGAAATGGCAAGGTATCTTATACTTAATTCTATTCGAGGGTATGTACATAATCATAGAGAAGAATATGGACCAGAAGTAGTTATTGCCGTAGATGGGGCACACCCTTGGCGTAGAGATATATTTCCACATTACAAAGCAAAGCGTAGAGAAGGTAGAGAACAAGATGATACCTCTGATATTATCTACGAATACATGGACATCATAAGACAAGAACTAGAAAATAATTTTCCATACAAAGTTGTTAAGTTAGATGGCGTAGAGGCAGATGATGTAATTGCAGTTATAATTAAAAAGAATGTAAAGAAATGGTTTACAAACAAATACTTAATTATTAGTAGTGATAAAGACTTTCAACAATTGCAGAAATATCCTAATGTAACACAATACTCACCTGTACTTAAAAAATTTTACGAAACAGATAGTCCGCAAGAATATATCTACGAACATATTTTAAGAGGTGATCCTGGCGATGGTATACCAAACTTTTTATCACCAGATGATACCTTTATAAATGGCATAAAATCTAAACCAATAATGAAAAAGAAACTTGTTGGTTGGGTTGACACACTTATGAGAGGTGAAGATGCCAAAGAATTTTGTAATGAATATCATTATAGAAACTTCCAAAGAAATCAAAGACTTATTGACTTTGATTTTATACCAGAAGATATCCAAGATGATATATATAAACAGTATGAAGAAAAAGAACCAAAGAGTAAAAGTGATATTTTACCTTATTTAATAAAGAATGATTTACAATCATTGATTGGCAAAATAGAGGAGTTTTAAATGAATGATAATTATGCTTTTTCGTACCACGAAATACTTACAAAGGTAAACAATAAAAAAGATAAACCTGGTAAGATAGAGGTATTAAGAAAATATGATACAAATGAATTAAGAATGTTTTTAAAAGGTTCATTCGATCCTAAATTAGAATGGTTATTACCAGAGGGTAAACCACCATATAAAGAAAACCCAGCACCAATAGGTACTGAACACACTTGGTTAAAACAAGAAGTAAAAAGAATGTTTCATTTTCTAAAAGGTGGTAATCCAAAACTATCACAAATGAAAAGAGATAATATGTTTATACAAATGTTAGAAGGACTATCTGCTGAAGAGGCACAACTATTAGTATGGGCAAAAGATGGTGAGTTAAATAAACATTACAAAGGTTTAACATCTAATCTAGTCCGTGAGGCATTTGGTTGGGACGAAAACTTTATGAGAATTAATAAATGAAGATAATTGATGACTTTCTATGGAAAGATGATCACAAATTTTTTGTTGACTTATTTGAACATAAAGATTTTCCCTGGTACATTTGTAAAAAAGTAGCAGCCCAAGATGTACCAGAAGAATATGAAAGACAATGGTACATGACCCATGTCTTTTATGATAATACCATTTGTTCAGATCACTATCCACCAATAGAAGAAAAGATTTTAAAACATAAAGACTTTCCTACAGTATTGGCGATGATGAGAATAAAAGGTAATATGTACCCTGGGGCAGAAAAATTATCTGAACATGCGCCTCATTCAGATACACAATTTACCCACATGGGTGCCATATATTATCTTAATACTAACAACGGTTACACACTTATTGAAGGTCAAAAGGTAAAGAGTATTGCCAATCGCATGGTATTTTTTGACCCATCAATACCACATAATTCTACGGATTGCACTGACCAATCGTACAGAATGAACATAAATTTTAACTTTTTTGGTGCGACAACCTGACACATTACACCTAACTTACTGAAAAATAACACTTTTAATTTTAAATTAGTGGTTGACAAATCACTTGTTTTGGTATATATTGGACTCATAATAACAAGAAAGGTTATATTATGAGACTAGAAAAATTTGAAATTATGAAAAGAATTAAACATGTTGCAGATAACACCAACGATGGTTGTGTGAATACTGACCTAGAAAACTTACTATCTATTTTAAAATCTGCTACGGCGATTGATGTTAGTTTTAGACCACAATGTTATGAAGGTAAAACTTTAAGAACTCATGTTATGGTTGATCACGGAAACTTTAAATCATTAGTACATGAAAGTGAGGCTCTATAATGGCACAAATGAAAAGATTTGCCACAAACGAGGCAGAAAAACAATTAGCAATTATTGAAACTAAAGTGGCAAAAGGTGAGATATCTCTTACTGAAGCCAGAGACGAATGTATCAAATCTACTGTAAATTGGGGATTGATTGGGTTCTCAACTATTGATGAACTTGAAGAATACCTTTGTACAGAAACCGCATTCAAAACAATACAATAAATATAAGAGAGAGGTTTATATGAGACTATTTTCCATTACTTTTATTATTGCAGGGTTGATTGCCTTTGCCATTGCAAAAGAACAAATGAACAATTGCACAGACGATGGTTGTGCAGATTTCTATGATGGACAAGAAAACAGCACACCTGC